GTCTCAATACATGGTCACTCGATATTATATAAATTCTTATTAAGATTACTAATAATCTTATTTCCAAATTAAATACGAGGAAAAATCGATGAACGATTTATTAAAAGAAGCTATTGCAGATGCAAAAGCCGTAAGGGAAACTGCACTAGCGAATGCAAAAGTTGCATTAGAAGAAGCTTTTACTCCAAGACTACAATCAATGCTATCCGCTAAATTATCTGAAGAAGAAGGTATGGAAGATGAGCCAGAAATGGACATGGAAGTTCCAGCTGAACCAGATATGCCAATGGAAATGGATGATGATCCAACAACAGAAGAAATGGATGATGATCCAACAACAGAAGAAATGGATGATGATCCAAAAGTGGACGAAGGTGACTATGACAAGCAAGAAGAGGCTTTAGAACTCGAAGCTATCATTAGAGAACTAGAACAAGAAATAGATGACGATGGAACTAACGAAGACTTAGATTCATCTGATATTGGTTCTGGTACTGATGTTAGTGATGATGCTAGCTCTACTCATACTGAAGATCCAGGAGATGGTGATTTAACTGAAACTGAAGACAAAGATAACGAAATGAAAGAAGACGACGATAAAAAAGATACCGTCGACGAAGAAATTTCTTTAGATGAAATCATCAGTGCGTTGAGAGAAGAAGAAGAGGATAAGAAAGACGACGAAATGAAAGAAGAAGATGAGAAAGACAATAACATGAAAGAAGAAGAAGATAAAGATAAAAATCTTGATGAAGCTTATAATGTTATTAAATTCTTAAAATCTAAAATCAATGAAGTCAATCTTCTAAATGCAAAACTATTATTTTCGAACAAATTGTTTAGAAACTATCCATTATCTGAATCACAAAAAATGAAAGTGATTGAGAATTTTGATAGAGCTTCTAACTTAAGAGAAGTAAAATTGATATTCAGTACATTATCTGAATCATTTACATCTATTAAAACAAAACGTTCGATAAAAGAAAGCTATGCTTCAAAGCCTAGTAGATCAACTGCTCCTAAGAAAGAAATTCTTTCTGAAGGAAATCAGTTAGCTGCAAGATGGAAGAAGTTAGCTAATTTAAAATAATTCAAAGGAAAAAAATGAATGTAAATTCTTTATTACCTCATGAACATCAATCAACTCAACATGATGCTGCTATTGCCCTTGAAGGGAAATGGGAAAAAACAGGATTATTAGAAGGTATTGATAATGAGGTTGAAAGACGTGGCATGGCTGTTCTTTTAGAGAACCAAGCCAAGCAATTAGTAACAGAAGCAAATTCTACTGGTACTGATTCAAATGCTGAACAATGGTCGGGTGTTGCTCTTCCATTAGTGAGAAGAATTTTTGCTGAAATTGCAGCAAAAGATTTTGTCTCTGTACAACCTATGAACTTGCCATCAGGACTAGTATTTTATCTAGACTTTAAATATGGTACAGCTCAAGGAATCCAAAAAGGTGGTTCTGCATCTGGTAATGACTTTTTAACAGGAGCTGGAAGAACATCTCAGACGGATTCTGTATTTGGTGTTACTGATGCTGCAAGAGGAACTTCTGCACCGTCAGAAGGTCTTTATGGAGCCGGTAGATTTGGATATTCTATTAATGATGTAACCAAATCATTTGGTGCGCTAGCAAATACGTCTACAGCTGTAAAAACTGGTTCAATTGCTGTCGGAACAGGTACATTTACCAATATCGGCAACTTGAGTCAAGCTCAGTTTGATTTCTTTACTAATTACAATGCTGAATTATCTGCATCTGTAGTTGCTAATGGACAAGGACCATTTACTATTGCATCTGTGCCATTTGGTGAATTAAGTGATTATGATCCAAACGGAATCAGAGCATTTAATATCCAAGGATCAAATTTAGATAATTATTATCCAGAATTTAATACAATAGTGGGTACACATATCCATATGTTGATTGAAGCTGATAGTGATTTCCAAAGTCCAGTTGTTATTTACCAAAAACAACCAACTGATTCTACGAGAGGTGATTTCGAAGATCCGGCTGCTGTTGGTAATAATACTGCATCATCTACTAAATTAGATATTCCAGAAATTAACTTAGAACTAAGAAGTGAAGCAATTGTTGCTAAGACAAGAAAATTAAAAGCAATCTGGAGTCCAGAATTTGCTCAAGATTTAAATGCTTATCATTCAATTGATGCTGAAGCTGAATTAACTTCTATGTTATCTGAATATATTTCGCAAGAAATTGATTTAGAAATTTTAGATATGTTAATGCAAAATGCACAAACAACTGAGAGATGGTCTGCAAAAATTGGATTTGAATTCAATTCTGCAACTAATACATTCGCTCAGTCGAATGCAACTGCTCAAGCATATAACCAAGGAACATGGTTCCAAACTTTAGGAACTAAAATACAAAAAGTTAGTAACAAAATTCACCAATTAACATTAAGAGGTGGAGCTAATTTCTTAGTATGTTCTCCAAGTGTAGCAACTATCTTAGAATCAATTCCAGGATATGCTGCTGATACAGATGGCGATAAAATGCAATTTGCAATGGGTGTTCAAAAAGTAGGTGCTATTAATAATAGATTCCAAGTTTATAAGAATCCTTATATGACTGAGAATACTATATTAATGGGATATAGAGGATCACAGTTCCTAGAAACAGGCGCTGTTTATTCTCCATATGTACCTTTAATTATGACTCCATTAGTGTACGATCCAGATAATTTCACCCCAAGAAAAGGTGTAATGACTAGATATGCTAAGAAAA